ATCCCTTTAATACGTTTCTGGATCATAATCTGACCGCGAAGCTTCCCGCCTTCTTTCCATTTACCGAGTTTCCAAATCATGTCTTCAGGAGACCCCGAAACATAACTCAATCCCTTATCGTCCGCACCTCCCCATGGTTTGCAGACATACGTTCCCATAGTTTTTTTAACGTACGCCGCCGCGTCGTCATAAGAAGAGAATAGTTCATATGGAAGGGTATCAATCCCATAAGCCGAGCATATCTCCTGCCCATGCCCACGATCAAGTTCCAACTCCGCTGCTTTCGGGTTACATCCAAACACTGGATACCCTTTAGTGAATAGGGGGGTTATTTCCCTCATATACTTCTGATTCGTTGCGGTAATAATCAAATCCGCCCAGTGAATATGGGAATGCCAATCACGGACTTTATCCACCATTCCATCTCCGATTTTCGAGGGCTTCTGGAATTTTGTCCTCGGCATCCAAGATTTAACCTTATGCCCGTCGGCAATCGCATCGAGGGCTTGGGATACGAGAATTCCGTATTGATCGATCATTAAGATATTCATTCGCTGTCCTCTTTTTCTTCCTTGAGTTTTCGGCGTTGTTCCCGTGCAGTTTCTTTATCTTCTTCTTTCTGATCTTCTGTGCGGCCGCTTATTGGGAATCCGGCGAATCCGGCAACGTTAGATTGTAAATCTCTCCCTTGTGCAACAATAGGCACTAATTTCTTTAACATATGCCGCGCATGACCGGATACCCCGGGAGCCATAGGGGGGGAACCCTTAGTAGATAAATACTCCGTATTCGACGCTTGTTCGATTGCTTCTTGAGGGAAAGCGCCTAGTTTATTCAATGCTTGTTGACCCGGCTTTGTAATCCAGTGCACCGGCTCCATCATGTGCTTGGAGAATTGTATAGTCCTACCATCACCAAGTTCTAATTGAGTCTTATCTTTATTCTGTAATATAGAATGCCCCGATAGAGCATAGTTCAAAGCATTACCTACAGTGAAGTAATAGGCGGCGCTTCTCAATAAATACTGTCTGTGTAGATCCGCTAATTCTTGCGGTTTAATTAGCCCCTTCAATCCCGATCCTTTCCCGAATGCTTTCACCGCGGCTCGGGTAGTTGATATTGTCCAATCTGGGGCGAACATTAACATTTGCATTGCCCGGCGGCCTGTCGGGCTTGCTATACTTAGAGCAATATCCCGCGCGAAAACTGTCTTGGTTTCTTCCGCCGCCCGTCTCCAATTCAAACCCCCAAAAAGATCGTTAGCATAGCTTGCAGCTATCCCTGATAATTGTTTGTCAGTTTTCAGGGGGACTGTGGAATCCTTTGCATTAGCATCTATATTATTCTGCTTTAACTTCTCAAAAGAATCGGAAAAAATATTTAATTTCATCCCTGCGTGAAGGCGTTCCCACATAATAGTGTCCACTGCATGGTTAAGGTGTTCAAACCCCTTAACTAAAACCCCTAATCCGGGAACTATATCGTTGGATATTTTATGCAAACCCTCCATGGTCTTATAGAAAGACCCTCCAACATCTTCAACCGCTAAACCCCCTTTCGGGAGAGTGAACATTAATCCCCCTTCATATGCCTTATCCACGATATCCCCCGCACCGCCCTCGCGTATTTGTTTGAGGAACTTATTCGCTCCGGTTGCCATTCCGGGGATACGTAAAGGATTTCCACCAGCTCCTACAAAAGCATCCGCCAAAGACTTAGCATGGAATAATGAAAGAGATACATTCAATCTTTTCACTGCCGTATTCACCCCCTCCAACCCAGCGATAATTCCATGAGGCGCTTTACGGGAAAACATAAACTGCATTGACTTAGCAATGTCAGGATGAACCATTTGCCCTTGCAATTGCGGGTGGTCAACCGGAACATAATTCTTAGGAGCTTCCCCCGAAGAGGCTAAAAGGGAATTCTCCCCCACTTTTGTGGATTTTAACGTATCAATCAATTGCTTATTCGCCATAGTTCTGGAAAGAGAATTTCCATACATACCCATAATCACTGCAAGGTCTTCTGTTACAGGCTTCAACCCCATTTCCTTACCTTCTTTTAACGAGGATATTTTTCTTTGCAGGTCGAACTTAGACTTCGGTGACATATTAGAAGTAGTCTTTGTCCAGACTGCTTTATTGGAACCTTCTAAATCCCATAGGTTAGTTACATAATCTGGGATTAAATGCGTAAGAACTCCGGAAGCTAACCCTTCCTTCCCCATATTATTAAAGAACTCCCGACCATCTTTCGCTGCTTGGTATTCTGCCTCCGTCAGCTTGATGGACTTATCCCCTTGAATCCAATTAGTTATCTTAGTCCGGCTCTCAGGGGTCTTCGCCTTATCCATAACCTTAGACACGTCTTGATAAATAGATCGGCTAGCTTTCCCAATTGAGGATTCCCAATGATCAGCGAAATCATTTATGCGAATCCGTTTATCCGGCCCGAAGAATTCTTTCACCGTCTTTACCGAATCCCCTGCTTTAAACCCGATCTTTGCTACTGCATAACCTCCTGCTGCCCCGAGTAACGCGCCTTCTAATTTATGGTCAGGGTCAAGGGCTAGTCCCGCAGTAACGCCAATTCCAATAGTCGCCATCTTAGCTAGCATTTCGGGTTCTACGGAACCTCTTTGACTATTGAATGCTTTCAGCTTAATCAAGTCTTCTGCTGTACGTTCGAATCCGGGCTTCTTTAGTATTGGTAACGCATCTTGATAGGTGACGACGGGTTTTTCAACCACCTCCCCCCGTGCTGCTTTTCCTGCTTCTTGAAGTTCAATTTTCTGCATCCCCACTACATTAGGGGTATCTTTCGCTACGGCGGCCATATCGGAGTGAGATTTTAAATACTCGGCGTATTGAGGGTCTTCCGGGAAGGCGGCTCTAGCATCTGCCCTGCGCTGCTCTTTATACTGCGGAGTCTCTTCTTTCATCTTACTAATGCCCGTAGTCTCTTCTATGTGCTGCTTGGCTAGAGAAACTGGAGTAGATTTTGCTGCTGGGGCAGAGGGCGCTCCGCTATCGACTTCCCTGAGAACTGCTTCTTCAACCGGCTTCCCTGCTGTTCCGATTGCTTTCGCAGCCCTCCCTGCTCCAAGCAGGGCCTTCGAGGCCATATTAATACTAGCGGGGGCAGCCAATAATGCGACCGCATTAGTTAAGTCTTGGGCATCTTCTTTCGTCAGCACTCCGCCCGATTTCTTCTGTACATATTCCGCCCCTTTACCTACAGCTTCAGACACCTTACCCATTGCTTTCGACACGCCCGATTCGGTGTAACTAAAATCCACTCCCAACACATCTAACATCTTGTGTATTGGACTGGATAAATTCTCGGATATCTTATTGCCAAACTCAGAACCGAATTTAGATATATCTTCCCCTTGAGCGCCTTGAGCGATAGCTACCCAGCGGCCTGTAGCGGAGGCGAGTGGACCTAACATAGCCCCCGGAGTACTGGCTATGATATCCGCTCCGGCAACTAGATTCTTTGCAGTGGCTATCAGCATCCCATCCGGTTTTTTCTCTCCCCCATCTACTATAGGCCCGGAAGGTGCTGTTTTTTTAGTGGTATCTTGGGATTTCAATTCCTCTGCTTGCGAGACCTCTCCTACCCTACCCGCAGCTGCCGATACCTTCTTAGCATATTCCTTATCTTCCGCGTACCCTTTTAATCCGGACGTAAATTTCCCCGCATCCTTCCCTGCTCCCATTGCGGACGGATATCTAGACTTAATTAAATCAACATACTTATTCACGAATTCTTCGTTATCTTTATACTTCGCATAAGTATCTTTTGTACCCAGTTGGTTATCGGTAGCTTCTACACCACCTTTTCCTTTTATATTTCCGAGGTTATTGGTGCCGGGGATAATACTCTTCCCCCAACCAGTTTCATGCCCCCATTGAGCGAGGATAAGAGAAGGGTCTACATTGAGTTCTTTCCCTGCTTTAGCCGCCGCAGAAGCATAATCCGTTTTGAATTTATCGATATTGGAATTACCAGTAGAAGCCTGTTGAATAGCCGGTTGTTTCACATCCGGTACAAATTTACCTATGGAAGCTCCTGGTGGCGGGGACGCTTGTCCCGCTGATTGATCCGCGTCGGGTACGAACGGCATTATTGCCAAGTCCCGGAAACACCATTCACTACGATTCTATCACCTTTTTTAATGAGTCCTTTTTGGGCAGCTATATCAGCATCGGCACCGGAATTAAAATTAGTTCCTTTGGGGGCCGGGGTAGCTTTATCTTTAGGGCGATCGAATTTCACTACATCTTTACCAAGGCCCCAGAAAGTAGACTCCGTTTTAATATCTTTCTTTATCTTCCCATATTCTTGATTCAACGCAGTTTCCCAATCTAGAGCTTTGTTTTTCTGCAACGCTGCTTGTGCTTGACTAGTTACATAAGCTGCTGTGTTAGCCCTTTCCGTAGACGACATATCCGGACGCTCTGACTTAATCATAGCTTCCGCAGATTTCAATAACTGCGTATTCGGCTTCGACGCAGAATTCACCCCATCGTTCTTTTCAATCTTCGTAGTCCGCGCTTCTATTTCCTTCGTCTGGGCTTTTTCTTTTTCCGCTTGTATAGAACGAAGTTTTTCCCTCGAGGCTCTTTCCGCCTCTGCCGCAGCCGCCTTCTGTTTCCCCAACTCCAATGTATTACGTTCTTTCCAAGTGGAGCCTAACGATTTCATCTGTTCTTTCATCTCGGGAGACCACACGGCATTCTTGAAGAACGGCGGAGCCTCCTTACCGTAAATCTGTTCCGCCCGTTGGACATTTCTATCCCAGTCCGCTTGACTATGGGAATTCTCGACATTCGCCGTGAACATATCAATTTGTTTTAATTTATCTTCCGTCTGCTTTAGGGAAGCGTCCGCTTTTGCCCTATCCCCTAATGCTATCTTTTCCCCAGCATTAGCTGCTACGGTTAGTAACTTACTCCCCTGCTCCACTAATCCCGCTTTTATCATATCAGTGCCGATGTCGGTAAGTGATGCGGCTTGATCGCGCTGAAGTATATCCAATTGTGTCGCTTGGTCTTGCTGCTGTTTCGCTTGAATTTGTTGTGACTGTACCCGAGCTTGCTGTTGATCCAGAAGCTTTCCCTTACCTTCTTCTACTTTCTGTTGACCTTCTTGAATGGAAATATCATTCATCTGCTGCTGTTGCATATCGTTTATTGCTAAACGAGCGCCCCCTTGAGAGGGACCATACATACTGAAGTCAGCCATGATGTCTCCTATCCGCCAAAGTTATACGTTCCGCCGAAACCATCGCTATAACCAGACGATCCTATCGAACTGGAACCTGCATCATAAATACCAGAAGTTCCGGAGCCTACGGTAGTGTAATTAGCGGGGGACGTATCTCCGGTAGTACCTCCGAAATAGGATGAAGACGAGGAAGGAGAATTGAAAGCATTCGCAGCCGTCTGCGCCCCATAAGCAAGAGAATTAATCCCCTGTCCCATTAATTGAGTATTCGCTTGAGTGCCGCTTTGTTGAAGCTGCCCCGCTGTTCCGGGGTTAATCCCCGCGCCGGACAAAAGCTCTAAGGTGGATAATTGTTGGTTAAATATATTACCTCCATATTGAAGTAATGCATTCTCCATATTTCCGGAACCTGTAAATCCTTGCGCCGCACCTGCGCGCTGAACCGCATCCAGCCCCGCTTGGTATCCCGGCATTTTAGCGAGGGCAGCGTTACCCTGCCCACCATAAACTCCAGACATTAACTCATTCAATTGCTGGCCATACATAGGTTGGTATTGCGCGAAGGGGGCGGCAGTAGCCACTGGACTACCCGCAGTTGTAGGGCTCCCACCACCTCCGCCCCCGCCACTACCGCCACTACCGCCGCCTACCGCATTCGCAATAGCCATCCCGCCTGACACAATAGGAGCTACCGTAGATACCGCACTAGCTATCCCCCCAACCACCGCTGATATACCCATGATCAACTCCCTAGTATTTTACCCATAGTGAATTCTTCGTTCACATAACCCATGTGCTTTAGAAGCTTCCCTAGAACAGTTCCGTACTTACAATGCCAGAGGATTTTAGTCACTCCTTTTGCGTGCAATCGGGCTTCACTTTCCCTAACAAGCCGGACTCCCAAGGAGCCTTTTCGTTTATCTTCCCGGAGAAACAAAACGTCATTAGAAGCAACCAGCATATCTTTATAATGCGCATGATCCGCTAATATGAATACAGAATACCCTACTAAGATTGAATCTTCAAAAACCCCTATCGACATAAGCATTCCCCGTTTCTCCATAAGAGAATACTTTTCCCAATCCACATTCAATTTAACTACTTCCTTATGAAGTGTTAATTCTTGGTAATGAGCTTCTAGTAAATCTTCCCCGAAACCCCGCATAGCCGAGACAGTCAGCGTCTTAAACTCAATCATTATGCTAGTCCTATTTCAGCGTCCGCAGTGAGCGTAATGGCGGCGGTAGTTTGAGAAGACGCGACGAGGAAATCCGCTACATCTAGTCGTAATGCCCCATACCAATCAATGGCTGAGTTCGCGGGGACAGTTGTTTGATACCATGCCATTACAGATGGAAGTGTCACTATCCCTGTAGTACCTACGTTAATAGTTACCGTCGCCGCAGTGCCGGTTGTATTCGTCGCCCGAATATGCCGAATAATGTAATAAGTATTCGTATTCGTCGTACCGGTTCCCACACCGCCGGTAGTAGTCGGGGGGTTCCATACGTTAGTCGCTGCGGTCGTTGTGAGGGCTACTGGCCCTAGTCGTATTGCTTTGTTCGCTGCCATGATGTTCTCCTTTTGTTATCTAATTCTCCGCATATTAACTATACTGGTGACGGTACACGTACCCGACCCGAAAGATACATTTACAACAGAATACAGAGTGGTAGAAGTACTGACATTATACCTCACAGGGGGTATGGCAAGTATATTACTTCCCTGCCCCTGAAATTGGAAATAAGACCCAAAAGGGCCTAGGGTAGCGGAGGTAGTGCTAGTTCCTCCGTAATATACGAAAGTAACTCCCCCTACAGTCATTACATAATTATTAACTCCCACAACTTCCCAGTCACCTGCCGTCAAGGTCGTACTTCCTACATTAGTAGTTACTGCGGATGTTACCGCCGTAGGCCCTAAAGTAACGGTTTTAAACTCCCCTATTGACCCTGCATTAGCTTCGTCGGCCAGAGTAGTACCTCGAATTCCTGATGTAGTGGAAGGTGTTATGATACCCGTAACATTTAAAGCGGCTATTATTGGGTTGCTTTGCTGGGGGGATACTGATAAAGACTCGCTAGCAACATCCGTGTAATCTATATCCGGTATCCCCATCACCCCCGCCGGCCCTTGTGGTCCGGTAGCTCCTTGCGCCCCATTCGACCCATTAGTACCATTAGTCCCGGGAATACCTTGTGGCCCCATGCTGCCATCTTCCCCATCAACCCCATCCATCCCTAAAGGGCCAGCAGCCCCCGTAGGGCCTATTTGCCCTGTGGCACCATTAGTCCCGTTAGTCCCGCCAGTCCCCGGCGGCCCCATCAAACCATCTTCCCCATCACAACCATCCGCTCCCGGATTACCCCAAAAATTACCCCCCGGACCAAATATAGGCCCACTGACTTGAAGCGCCCCTTTTGGGGTAAGAGTCATTAGGGTACCACCGCCGGAATTCTGCCATGAATGGCTGTATGTTCCATCGAATTGCCCTGAGTGGTAAATGATCCCTTTCGTACCATCTAAACCTAGATAAGCCGAAGCCGTTCCGTTCAGATACACAAATCCGGAAGTAGTTTCAAGTGACTGCCCTTGAATAATACTCTGCCCAACTAGGTTTCCTGTTATTAAACCACTAGCACCTTGTAAAGCTCCGGTAGCGGTAATATTACCTTGTACTACATATGACCCTGCGGACAGGGTAGCCTCGGTAGCTCCCGTAGACCCTGTCCACGTGTGATCGGCATTACTTCCCGATGTAGGCCCCGGCTTGTAAAAAAGCCCATTAGTACTACTCCAAGTAATGTAACTCGCTAAAGCGGGGTCGAGGTAGTATGTTCCTCCTTTCGCAATAGTTCTGTTGGACGTATCTCCCGGGGGGTACATAAAACTAACACTATCATCACCTTCTAGTACAACCCCCTCGCTAGAACCGCCACCAGAATTCACTGCTATAGGAGTCGATCCGCCCGCAGGGATATAAACATTGATAGTCTCTGTGACGGTAGTAACAGTTTGGGTCAGCCCCAAGAACCAATTCATCCACAGGGGGCTATTGACTTCCAACCCTGTCTGCGGGTCGGTAGTAACCATAGCCGAGTATAGCGGCGGCGGAGAATAACTCATAGGGAACCTAGATCCATGTCAACATCTAGTCCCCTAAGCCGCATCGGAGCGTTTCCTGTGAAGTTAATGTGATAGGATCTTCTATAGAACGTCCCACAATTATCTAAAAACGGTCTTTGCTTATTCATATCAACCGTACGAAAGTTAGTCCACTTGAGTGGATTGTAATCTTGGTCATTACATCTGACCTTTAGTACACATCCGGGAGTTTGATCTCCCAGAAATCTTATCCGTGTCAGTACCTTTCTCCTATCAACCCCCCCATCGAAATTCGGGGTATAAAGATCCACTGAAAACGGAACTCCTACATCCATGTAAATTCCTGCATTCATTAAGTAGGTATTTCCGTTTTGGTGGAAAATTACTTCGTTACTACCGGAAAACGTAGATGCTAAAACAGGAACATAATTTCCATTTGGGTCAGTCCATTGGCACCAAGTCTGCTCTCTTATATCATACGCGAGGGTTAGGTTAGCATCAATTAGGGTCAATACATAAAAATTATGACCCTCTCCTTTATAATTCCAAACGTACATATTATTCAAGTTTGTCGGTTGGAGATTGGATGCTTGAAGTAATCTCTCGATATGGGAATTTGATATGACCAAAGGGGATAAATTCCGCATCATCATTACTTGTGAAGTAGCGGATCTCGTCGACGACACCCAAAAAAGATCCCCGTCAATATCCAAAACAGACGCCCCATTCACGCAACCATAATTCATCTTAGCAGCTTGATTCGGACCTAAAGGACTACCTGCCGCATTACCTTGATCGTAGAAAACTTCTGTAGACCATTGCTTAAACACAATGACATAAACTAGCTGCTTTGCTATGGCAATTGCATCATCAGGTTCAATCTGGGCTACGATCACATTCGTAATAGCCCAATTTGTTACGTCATTCAAACCGGAACCGAAGATATGGGCATCAGGAGTTAAGACATATAACGTTGCGTCTAGATAAGCGAATCCGGGAACCATAACGCTAGGAGGGGCCGAGACACTACCCGCCCCCACAAGCCCATCAATACTGTCATAAAAATACATATTAGTTGTGTTGGAAAACACAATCTTTGGTATAGCGCCTTTGATTACGGAAAACCAATATCTACCCCCCGTGGTATTGACATTCCCAATCAACGTCGTGTTCACATAGAAATACCCTCCCGCGATTACGTAAGTAACCCCCGCAAACGAGAGTATCCCGCCGAAGTTATTAGCAGGGTAGGTAGAGATAATATTCGGGCTAATTCCGGGGCGTTTAATAACCTGATAGTCCCCGGGAGTAACTGTCTCGAGGTAACAATTTATCAGCTTAGCGTCCTTAGCTGTGGTGTATCCCCGGTTCTCGGGGGCGGTAGCTAATGGGACTCGAAGGGGAAGCGGGACTTTACCGGGCATTATCTAAACCCCCCAGTGTTCCTTCCTGTATTCGGATCGGGTTGGAATTGCGTAGCCGCGTCTTCCACGTCCCAGTTTTCCAGCGCATCACGGAAGGTATTGGCTTTCTGTGCGCATCTTGCCATGATGGCTTCAGGCTGCCCTCCTGCGATATCATCCGCCAATCCCCAGCGGAGCGCCATAAACCATTCAGTGGGGAAGTTAATCGTATCAGTGAGGCCAGAAAACTGGGTTACTTGATTTTGTATAATCAAATGAAGAGTACCTAAAGCTGAATTAGCATCAGGAGTCATCCATAGATTTATCCCAAGATAATCTTGTTGCTTGTCTACGAACACAGAATTTATTGCCCCTTGCTGAGAGCGATTAGCCAACCGAGACCATTCATCCCGAGATATCATCATAAGAGGGCGGGTTATTCCATTAACATCATTAAAATAAGCTTGTATGACCCGAGTTGGTTTTATCATATACAAAGTACCAGTAAGACCTAAAGTATATAGACTGGTACCCTGAGTGAGGGCTATGGATAGATCCTGATTCAACCAAAGCTTCAATCCCTGAGTCTGGAATAAATTAATCAAATCAACTAGTCTATTCCCATATTCTGCATAATGCTCGCTGTCCGGAGAATCCCCGTGCTGGAGCAATCCCGCATCCTTCATCGCATATTCTATGCATCGCGCGGGGGTATTGAAATTAGTTGGAGTAGTCATTTAAAAAGACCTAAAATAATATCAATTGGTTTGTGGGCGAAAGCCCCTAGAAGGGAGGATACGGCAGCAAGGGAAACTAGAACTCTCCAACTCCCCTTGTTATCTGCCATAGCTTCCGTAAGCGATACAACACACTTCTCTAATTTATCTAGAGAATGCTCTAGGGATTCGATCTTCGCCTCAAACTTGCCTATCATGAGAAACAATTCTGAATCTTCCATGATAGTCTCCTTAACCTAGGCCAGATGCGATAGTCCCATGAACATTGTACATTTTTACTAATTCTAATATTACGGTGAAATTATTAACTACCCCTGCTCCCGTACCGGAAGTAGACATATTAATACTGCCATCATATCCTGTACGGGTGGTATCGGGAGTAATACCTCCATAGTTTCTACCTCCAAAACGCCCCCTACCTGCTAAGGGGGCTATTTGCTCGGGGTTAGTACTATTCCAGAATAAATTTATCTCCATCCCATTACTCATGGAATACTCAATAAAGTCTACCCTAAACCCCGTTAAGAAGAGATTCTTATCATTGTTAGTGAAATCCGAGAGCGCGATGATGGACTGCGCCGTTATGTCACCGGAATCCAGTATCCCCGTAAGCTTAACTACCGCATTCCGGGGGCCTTCTTGAAGTATATCAATACCGAAGGAGTTAGCCATGATGGATTATCTCTCAACATAGTCGAACTGGAACTCAAAGGCAGGTGCGGCGGCATTGGAAGCTCCCCACATTTCTACTACTAAAGAATATCCGGGAGGTATAACAACTGGAGGGCAGTTGATCACTTTAGTGGTATTCACGGTAGCAGCGTTGATGTAAGGAACGTCACCACTAGAATTACCGAATTGAACGATCATAGTATCTTTAACTACAGGGATAGTCGGATTCACCATACTGTTAGCGATCACACGGGCAGTAGAGGACGAAGCCGCTGCGGTAATTGCACCGAAATATATCGCTGCACGGGAGTTCCCGCCAAGGTTACCGTTGACATTTACTGGGGTGATAGTCGAACCGCCCGAAGTATACCGAACGATAGGATCTAAACGAAGCGCCATCTGCCAGTAAGTAGCTGATGTAGGAGCCGCAGTAACTAGCAACTTCAATGATATAGGGTAGATACTTGGATTAGTGCTACCGGCCGAATACCCGTTTTGAATAATCATCAAAGGACGAGTCTGAGCGGAAGTCGCACCTGAGTTACCATCATCAACTACCGAAGTAGTCGTTGCTATACCAGTACCGATTGTGGTATTCGTAGCTACGAAGTAAGTACCTTCGTCTACGATACCTTGATCGCGATTCCAGATGTTCTGAACCTTCTGGGCCACTGTAGTTGGGAATTGTATATTAGACATTTTAAAGCTCCTTTAAATTAGACGGCGGCTGGGTTAATCAGACCGTTTTTATCGGCAGCGCCAGTAATAGGGCTGTAATTGTTTTGGAAACCCAATTTAGTACCAGTGGTAATCCATATGCCGGTAGAGGCCCCAAGGTTCCAGAAGTAGTTATCATACGCATAACCCGACCAAGCTGTGGTAGCGGCCGAGACCCCAACCGGAAGACTTGTTGAAGTATTAGGGCGGTAGAATCTATTTCTAGCTAGGATAAAATCAGTTAGGTCTGCGGCTGCGGCTAAGAGGCAAGGGCCTTGAGTTACAGCTGTGATTGCCGACACACCAGAGTTATCGCTAATATTAACCCGGTTATGCCCGACTCCAAGAGTAATGGCAACGGTCGGGGAGACAGTACTCTTGCTTGCTATGAAGTTACGAGTAAATTGGAAACCCGAAGACCCATTGGTTTGTGCCCCATCGGTGAAGACGGATAAGAAACCTAACACAGTAGAGATATCGCGGAACTCACAGTTATCGATTGCGAAATCTTGGGGCCCTGAAGTAATTGTAGTAGAAGTTACCGCTACGGTAGGCGACGGATATACTTGGTAAGTTCCGATACCGCCGGTAGTTCCGGTCAATTGTGATTGGATGATAGTGCCGGGAGGTACTAAAGTACCCATCAGAGCTGCGCCGGGATTAAAGGTACCAGTTACCGCACCCACTGTAGTCAAAACACCCGCAGTAGAAATTGTCGAAGTTGCCGAAGTTCCGCAAATCCCTGTCATGCAAGAAGCTATTGAGAGGAAATTACCCACGAACAAGCAATTCTGGATGCTCATATTTGCGGCTTTAACTGGGATGTTGGCAGTCGTAGCAGTTGTGAAAGTGAAGGTTGGACGGGAGTTACCGGAACCTAAACCGATAATCGCAACACCCGCAGTACTCAAAGTAAGCGTCGCTGCATCAGGGATTGTTTCCTTATGATTCGCCATCACAAAAACTATATCGCCCCGTCCTTGAACGCAAGCAGTATTCACCGCATAGGATAGAGTTGCGAATGGGTCGAGGAAAGTACCTCGATTACCGTCCGAACCCGCGCGTTGATTGGGTAATAGAACTGAGCTATTACCTACAAAGAACACCTGACCGGGTTGAGATTGAAGCAAAGGGACTCCGCGAACAGATACACCGCCAGCGAAACCTTGTGGAAAATTAGTGGAAGACGCGATATTTGGCATTTGAAGCTCCTTGAATAACCCCGTAGGGTAGTTGAAATACTAGACCGTAGCCTTATTAGTGCTTTTACTATTATCCTCTAAATATCGTATTGCTGCTAGTAATATTTCGGGAGAGTCGAAGAAAGATCCGATACCTTGATTACAATTAGTACATAAAAGACCTCTAATCTTTCCCGTAGTATGGCAATGATCCACGTACAGGGACCTAGGCTGCCCTGATGTTTTATCTAAAGAACGTTCGGGTCGTTTGCATATAAGACACAATCCAGCTTGAAGGTCTGCCATCCGATTGTACTCAACTGACGCTAGACCATATCTTCGTTTGTTTTCCGTAGCTTTAACCCTTTCTGGGTGCAGTTTCCTATACTCCCTTTGGTACCGTGCGCTGTACTCCTTGCTTGTTTCGGAAGCTTCTTTACATACAATTTTCTCTCTCCATACGAAGTTACTTTTAGACGCAGGGGCGGAATCGTCCAATCGACCTAATACATGAGCTGTGGAAGGACGGACCCCTACATCAGACACAAAAACCCAAAAATCTTTCCATTCAATGCAACATGATTTATTATGCTTACGAAAAAATTCACGCCAAGCTCCGTATAAAGGATGTTTCTCTTTCTTCCCCCAGTCAGACGGTCTAGACGTGTTAAGGTCACCATGCCTTAATAACCTCATCCTATGCATACCGCACAAGCCCTTAGCTTGCATTTCCTTACCACAACCTTTTACGGAACATGTAGACATAAAAAATCCCCCTTAAAGTGAGAGTGTAGGCTAACACATAAAGGGGGATTACACAACCATCAATACGTAAATAACCTTTAGTACGTATCAAAGTGTTGCCAAAACGTCAAGGTCCATTTGAACCATATATTGCACGAGGGTCGGTGCAACCTACGCTCAATCTCATGTAAGAAGCTGCCTTCGCATTCTTCGTATCAAAGTCGTTATCCTGACTAAACTCAGGCTTATCTCTCCAGAACAACTGCATACCATTAGGACAGTTGGTGCGGATGAAGAAAGCATGAGCAGAAGTGAAGTAATGGTTCAACTTGATCCCTTTAGGGAAAGCGGAAGTTGCCTTCAACACGTTGATGTTGTTGTTAGCAGTATTCGCTTGTAATACGGATTTGAGAATCCGGTTTGCATTGAACCATTCTTGGCGGGCGATGTGGAGACTTTCTGGCATGATATTGATTAATAAGCCACGGTCGGTTTGCGCGCCCATGATTTGGATAGTCAAATCTTCCAGAGAACTTTCCGCTAAATCCGCTGCGGGGGAAAGTGCATTGGAGAAATTGCCTCCAGTGACATTCACGTGAGCAGTGGAAATCAACGCTGCGCCATCACCTGTGGTGAAGAAGCTTGTTGAGAAAGCATTGTTGTACAAGAACGCACCGATGTTTTCCAAAGTCTGGGACATCGAGAACGCATTAGCCTTTGCGCGACGCTGGGATACAACTTCGTAAAGGTTATCGCGTAGTTCTTCGTGAGTAACAATATAACCTAAAGCATAGGCGATATGTTGATAACGAGTCACCGCGCCTTGGACTTCAGAATCATACGTAACCGACGCGCCTTGAGCTTTCACCGGAGCTAAGCCAAAACCTGTCAATTGAACGTCTTCTTCGTAAGCTTTATCGGATTCAAGAATGTCGTATAAATCCGTGTATTCAGGGAGGTGCTCCGCCCACATTTGACCCCATGTTGCATGAATTCCGGGCCATAAAAGTTTCGGGTGCGACCCTGTGTTAATTATTCCACCAGCCATGATATTCTCCTATTATACGCCCGCAGTACCGGCATTAAGTTCGTGGTTGTTGATACGGACGATAAATTTGCAATAAGCACCAAACGCATTATCTTGAGTGCGCATAATACCCATTAGTTTAACTTGTCGTGTCGAGGTGGTAGCAGATACAGCGGTATCATCAAGAACCCATGAAGATACGTAACCATTGTTAGTACCGGCTTTTAGGTTACAGTTTTTACCAATATCGGCTGCTGTGAAGTTGGTAGAACCCGAACCCGAGAACTCTTGGCATACAAATAAGACATCAGGATCATCAACGACCATGACGTAGTAGGCTTGAGTTTTTGTAGCGGGGATAACTGTAACGTTTAGGTTAGCAGGGTCACCGTACATAGCACCTTCAACAGTACCGCCCATTGAGACGATAACGCCCCGAACTGGTTGGCTGTCACCGGCAACTGCGATTGTAACTGCGCTAGTGCCGTTTGCATCAGCGGCATTAGTTAAAGTTTTAACAGGGTCGCCTATTGCGTAGGCGCTGTTATCGGTAGAAGGGATGTAATAAACATTCCCCATACCATTGTAAGGACTACCACCCATATATTTATATGGTGATAACCCTTGCGGACGATTTACGTTAGCCATTATGTTCTCCGAATTGGTTTAGGTTGGAACATGTTTGTGTTGCTCTTTCCTACGTAACGATTAGACGTGTCACCCGGATTTGGTTTCATATCCTGACCGCCGATAAGAGCTTCTCTCACATGATTGCTTCGCGCTTCCTGTGTTTTTAGATCCTCCTCGTGCCATTCTTGTTTTATCTTCATGAGATACAAACGAAGAGGCTGGCCGTCATTTCCTGTCTCTGCTCCGGCAAGGGCGCTCACGCGAGTCCCCATATCGGTGTTGCCTGATTTTTTTGCATCCCCCCCTAAGGAGAGGCTTGTTTGTCTTGTTTCGTGTTCTTCTACAAATTCATACCCGCCTTGAAGGGCTTGCTGCAATCGTTCAGGTTCTCCACGCATCCAGTGGAGGTGAAAACCCGGAATCTCAGGTACGGATAATTTCTGTTGCCCCGCTCCCATTGGTATACGAGTTGAATCGGTTACACGTGACTTCCCATTCGCTGGGCTTACTGGTTCGATTGCCATGATTAATTTCCTTTATTGTATTCAGAGACGTAGAAATCCTGCCATTCTTTTTTTGTCTTGTAGGGCTTATCGGCACCTACGAATTTCACGGCCCCTTTATCGCATATTGCCTTTGCATCTGAAGGGAGGCCGGAGTATCCGGAAGCATTCCCTGTAGAAACACCCCCTCTCCCACCGCCATCTACTTTACTTTCCGTAGGCTTATCTGCGAATCGATCCGCTACTATACTAGCCGCAGCCTCCAAGAAAGACATCCCCACTAAAGGAGAATTCTCTGCTCGCATTCTTTTAGCTACCCCGTCCATCAGACCAGTGCGTTCCGGATCTTTTCCGTACCAAGGGTTAGCATCCATCCAAGCTTTAGTGTCTGGGTGTAGTTCTTGGGGGGCCGGAGCTTGCGTTACTTTCGCGGGAGCTTCTTTAGCCGCAACCTGAGCCGCATCGAATTTCGATAAATCTGCGGTGAGTTGTATTTCCTGATCTATGTCTCCGTCAGATTTAGCTTCTTTAAGGCTTGAGAGGATCTCTCTCCGTGCCTTCTCCACCTGCGCTTTTGTTGATTCTTGGTGGAAAGCTTTTAATTCTTCCATCGACTGATTTTGAGTATTAACCGTGACTTTAAGGCTTTCTACCACGGATTTTACACTATCTAGTTCAGAAAGTAACCTTTTATTATTGCTTTGAAGGATCGGCATAATGTGTTTGCCGCGTTCAACGTAGGATTCCGCATCAACCCATTTGTCGGAAGATCCTTTGAATTCTTCGGCCGGAACCCATCCCTGAAGCTTTGCTTCTTGTTCGATGTCCATATTATTTACCTTCCTCGTCTATTCTAGCAAAAATGTCCCTATCATTAATTAACCGATAAGGCTTCTTATCGTTAATTCCTATTGCCATAAAACCCGCAAATTTGGTTACTAATACATGGTCGCCGGGTTTGGCGCGGGGGGTTCTTTCATCATCCCAAGCGCATTCGCCGACTTCAATTACGATTGCCCGTTGCTCAATCATCGCATCACGCCCTTTAGCCGCATCGGGAATAATAATCGATCCTTTGTAGTCCGCTTCAATTTCATAAGTAGCCACCAGAACAGCTCGGCCGAGAGGGTGCAATCCAGATGTATTAACCATAGTACTTACCTCCTATATTAGGTGCGACAAAACTTTTACTTTCTTGGGATGAAGCGCTGCCATCGGAACCCGCCCAGTCAAGGGTGACTGAAGTGGGTTTAACTCCGTTTAACCATTTTTGGATGGAGAGAAATGCCCCGCCAGCAGATCCGATATCAGCGGAATGAAAAGTTGTTTCGGCAACCCTGATAGAGTCCCCGATCTTCCGTTCATTATGAGCCGGTTGACCTTGTAGTTTGAATAATGTATCCCCGCTCAAATAGACCTCGAACGTATCTACGTTTGGATGCACATGATCTATGACTGTTGCGGAGGGGTTCATTAGGAATAGTTCTACTTGATAGCAGCCTTCCCGAAACAACACAAACCCTACGGATGTCTTCTGGTAATGTAACGCCCCTTCTTTTGGGGAATTAATAACCCGAGTACTTAACCACCAATCTTTAAAGTGATTTAAGTCATCGTAGACCATTATTTACCCTCAAGGAAAGAAACTACTTGCTCGTAGTCAAGATCTTGGAGTTGTTGTATAACTTCCAACCACCCAACTATTTTACAATGACGGATCAATGTTTGTTGTTCGGTGGGTGAGTTTGTTAGGATACCTGCTTCTAATTGATCCCTACATTCCTCCCTCCATGCCGCCAGAACCACCTTCTGCGCCTTCGTTACCGGATGCTCCGCCCATTCTTGATACTCCCGCTCCGTTATCATTCTGTCCATTTTTCATCCCATCCTGAGCTAATTTCATTTGTCTTCCAAGACTTTCGTCATGGGCTATTAATACCTTCAATACACCTTCCATATGAGCGAGATCAGATCCCGCTTTTTCTGCACCTGCTTCTTCAATTTCTTTCGACGCCTTCGCATGGAGTTCTAGGATTTTAGCGGTATTCAATCGACGTTCTTCTTCTAACTTCGTCATGAACATAAGCATGTCGGATTTCATCCGCATCTCATGGACTTTGGCTTTGATCTCTTCGACCTGCATTTTCGGGTTCGGGAGAGGGGGGACTTTAGTGGGCCCCGGATAGACTAGAGAAATCCCTTCAACATTCAATGCATGGAGGAATCGTTTTTCAATCTCCTCCCTGTTGTAACCGGGGGTTGACATGGATGCTTGTTTTAATGCCATTGCCTGACGCATCCGCATTTCATCTGACGTGATGGCAGGGTCCGCGACGGGGAGAACACTGGAAGGATCTCCGAGGTAATCTTCCCGCATTGCAACTTGACCTGAGTGTCCGAATGTTGTTTTCGAAGGGAGGTAGATGGAATTGAGGATATACAATTTCTTAAACTCTTCTTTCATCGAGCGCCAGATTCTCTTGAAGATTGCGTTGTAGATCTTTGCGCCTTGTTCCACCATGGTGCGAGAGGTTTCGGCGGGGGTATTTTGCCCCGGATTTTCACCTGCCATGATATCGGTGGAACCGGAAATTCGGTTAGTGTAGTTAATTAAGAGGGAAAGTAGCTGCAAAAGAACCCCGGAAGGTTCACGAACTTGTAAAGGGACGATTGATTTGTGCAAGTCGTCGCCCGTTGAATCCACCCGCTTCCATTCGAATGGAGCGAAGGTGTAGGCACCCCCGCGTATCTTAGCCCCGCGACCAAGGAATCCCCCGCCGCCATTCGCCATGGTTCCCGCGTCAAGAAGCTGATTAACGAGGGAGTTGACGGACTCATTAAGGGGTCCAGTGAGAGTGCCGAATCCAATATCATAGATACTTCCGTCAGGAGAGGGGATAAAGCCGTATTTTGTGAAATACTCCATCGGGCTTATAGAAATGATTTGACCTTTGCGACTACCAGATTCCACGCGCTGGACGTCTTCCTCACGATCAAATCGCGTAACGATGCGTAGGACGTTTTTAGATAAAGCGTCAATTGTGATAATGTACGGTTCAGCATAGCCATCTCCATCAAGGTCTAGGGAGCAGTGTTGCTCCAAGCAGGTTAAAGGGGTAGTGTGGTCAGTCTGGGGCATCGAGACCCCGTGATTACTATCGATATTAGCGTTGTATAGAGTAGGATTCGGGGCTACGCTAGAATACCAAGGCGCATCGAGAATATCTCGGAAGGAGCCTCGCAAGACTCTTTCGTGAATTTCATTTCGAGAGAGGTTGTACACATGGGTTTTCCGGTCCGTTTCTTCTACTGATTTCGACCAGTAGTTTAATACGAGGTCGCGGGCGAGGACCATCTCGCTAACATTATGCGACCCGTTAGCATTGTAGAATGTTTTTACGAAAGTAGTTCCCACAACAGCGAGATTTAGCAATAGCTTATCATGCTGTTCTTCCCACTCTTTATCTTCTTCGAGAACTTGATAACTCATGTGGGTGCCGATTCGATGGGCTTTCGCCGACTTCGACCCGTCGTCATCGTCGCCAATAATCCTACATTTTACTATATTAGTCCCATTAATTATCGCCGGATACGCGCGGGCATGGAATTGTAAAGTCGCTACCGTCATGAGAGGGAATGTGACGTTCGAGCAATTTGGCCAAGGGAATGTTTTATCTTTTTGAATTTGGAGCGCCAATTCCATGGCGGCTTCGGTGCGGCGTTCCCACGCGGACCGTGATTGCTTATCCCTATCGTACCCGTCCCAGACGCAGGAACCAATTCGAGTAAGATCTTCATCGGAGAATTTCCCGCAAAGATTCGGGGATTTAATAGTCTCTTTATTAATGACAATATGGTTGTCAAGATTTAACATAATTTCCTTTTCTTAGGCATTCTTACTAACATCTAGCAAAGGCTCCATGATACTTTATACGCGCCTCTTGCGCAACTTTAGTCGCCTCCTCCAGAGAATCAAAATGCCCTAGACCTTTTTTTACCCTATTTATATGAATATAAGCATGCCATTTATTAGCTATTTTAGACCAAGATACGCCTTTAGTCCCTGACGTATTATTTTTTCTTTTCTGCGCATTAAATCCATTCTGGGAATGTGTGCATACACGAAGGTTTTCTATTTTATTATTAGATTTATCGGCATCTATATGATCGATAGAATTGGGAAGGTATCCATGATGCATCAGGAATACAAGTCGATGCAGCAAATACAATTTTGTATTCACCCTCACCGATAGATACCCATTCCCTTGATTAGACCCTACCTTACGGCCGACCGCGCCCCCACCGTGAGTATAGATCTTCCTATAAAGAGACCCATCTCTATAGTCAAATAACCTACATAACTCTTCTTTTGTAACCATAGTCAATACCCAGTTATCGTATTACGCCCCCTGATTTTACGCGGGTCTGTCTTTATCATATCTTCCTCTTCCTCCGATATGAAATCATCGGAACTCATCTCTTGGAGGTCGTCAAACCCCAAACTTAGAAGAGCTGCCGCATCTACTTGATCATCCTTACTCGCTTCGCTATACCCTGTAAATCTTAGTATCTCTTCCTCAAATCCGGGATACCAATCACCTTCCATATCATAACGACAAGCCCCTGCACGCATCCTACGCTGATATGAGCGAGCTCGAGTGGCTTTGTCTTTTATCGGCATCCGGGGTTGGCAGTTGATGAAGATGTTTCTTACTTGCATTTCTTTGTAGACCATCGGGGCGATGGATTTCCAAATGACCCCGTCCTCGACCCAGAAGACTTCAGGATTCCACCTTTGTTGGATTAAAAACATTTCCTCAATCCACGTAATAGTATCCCACCGTCCCACGCGGGTGTCAAGGTAATATAGCACATTGTTTATCGCCTTTCCCCCTATAACGAAGCAGGTCCTATCCGCTTTATCGCGAGTAGACACCGCGAAATCCGCCGCCGCGCATACAATCATCGGGTAGGTGAAATCCTCTTCTTCCATTCCTATGAAATCAACCTTCCGAATGAAGGCTTCGGAATTATCCATGGGGTTATTGAGATACTCTTGGGAGTATCCAGCCGCATCATGATTGGAGATGAATTCTTTTTGTACCGCACGGAGGGCGTCTTCGGACCAATGCTCCGGCCAAAGGATATTAGAGAAATCATCAAACCCTTCATGGGCTTTATAAAAGAGGTGTTTCCATGCGATGTTTTTTCTAAGCCGGGCGAGGAGGGAGTCTTCATGAAGTACTGTTCCGTGGACTCGGATTTTCCCCTGCCTACTCAATGCTTGCTTGGCGGCGCGGAAGAACCAGTTAGAAAACTTCTCCCTCCGGTCTTTATTTGCTACGGCTTCGTCTTCCTCCGCATCATCCATAACGATCAGATTCGGCCGCTTCCCATTCCACATCTTTCCCCTGATCTTTTGTTCAGCTCCGCGAGCTATAATTCTAAACCTATGCCCATCGGAGAATTTTATTATGCAATCTATTTTACTATCAGTTTCAAACTCGAACGGACCAAACTCAGCAATAAGAGCATCGTTATTATGAAGCTCCTCATATATATTGGATACGAACTCCGCCGCATTACCCTCAGTCGAACTAATAAAAATAACATAATCGGAAGAGCGGAACATTACTTCCGCTAGAATATAGGCAAATGAAAGGGCGGTTGATTTAGCGTGGTTTCGGGGCGCTATCACCATGGCTTGGGTAACATCGGAAGTATATAACTCCCAACATTCCCTATGGAAATCCGGAACGGGGTCTGGATTATCGTAGCGGGAAGAAAGGAACATCCCCGCGAAGGCTTCGACTAATTCAGGCGTCAGCTTCATTGTTTTTAGCTATGGATTTTAGTATTTTGAGGGAAGGGGAATCTCCGCCATATTCTACCCACTGAAGTGCGGCTAAGGCGGATTCAGCGGATTTAGCTATTTCGGTGCCCGCAGAAGTCATTATTATCATAGCTAATCTCCCGCGTTCTTCTTGGAGGGTCTTTTGAACAGTTTCTATAATTATCATATTAATGTAGGGACCACGGCGAGGTAGCCGGAGAGGTCATGGATACCGGTACTTCCGCTATAAGCGGTGCAAGAGATTTGATATATTGCCCCCGAGACACCTCCCCCGCATCCACAAGTAACGACATTCCCCGTGATGGTTGGGGTATATCCCCGAGTTACCGCCCCCGGATCAGAATCCACGCCACTATATAAATTACTAACTACTGTAGTTGTCGTGAGAACTTCCCCGCCTTGGAGATAGGAGGAGAAATCAAACGTCAATATAATCAGCTCGCCGGATTCTTTAGTTGGCAGAACTACCTTAGGCATTAAGATCCTCCAGCCATTTTGTTACGTTGCCTAATCGGGCAAGCATCGGTTGGTTCGAATTGTTCTTTCAGGGGACTTGTGCCCATAAGGTTCCGGTCCTGAAAACTCCCGCTAACTGCTTTCTTCTGAGCTACTCCCAGCTTCGCCCCGGTTGATTTCTTTGACTTCGACATTTATAATCTCCTCGTTTTGTTTCCTTAACAACCCAGTGAGCCTTCCGCTGAGAGCTTGTAATCTTTCGTCTGAACTAATCACTACTGTTTTTGCGGCAGCATTCCCGCCGATTCCTAGTGCCTTCGCCCCGAGGGCCGCGGCTTTAATTAATATCTCTGGGTCCACATTCACCATCGGGCGATTAATATGTTCGATCAATTTATTCACGCTTGTTTCGGCTAGCGCCTTGAATCTTTCTTCGATCGTTGCAGCAATACTCGGATCGATCAATTCATGCCTGCGCCTCGCCAACTGCACCTGAAACGCGTCACTCGCAAGGATCGTACAAACCCAACTTGGGGAATACCCAAAATACTGCGCAATCCGATCTTGGCTTATTCCCGGATTCGTTATGAGCAAATCCACCATAGCATTATGGGTATACCTCACCTTGTCAATTTGAGGCCGGGAGACAGAGTAATTCTCCGTGACTCTTTCCGCCACCCCTTCGGGATCAAATTTCTTCTCTTCATTCTCATTTTCCATCCCGCCATTCTACACTAGTATTATTCTACTGCCTACACTTGTCATTCTGGCAAGTCATCTAAATTTTCACAAAAAAATAGTTCGGTGGGCTAAATAATAATACAAGAATTTCTTTTTGCTCCCCCGGCACCTATGTTCAGGAGGCGGGTAGGGGGGATCGGAAGCGGAAGAAGTGGGCAGCGGGGGACGGGAGGCTTCGGGGCAGTCGACGCAGGCGGGGGTAGAAGTGAAGGGGCAGAAGATCTATTTGGGTTTCGTTGGGGTAGTTAAAAGGGGGCCCAGAAGATGGTAGGTTGGCAACAGAAGATGGTAGAGTAACAATAAACATATCAGAAGAACAATAATGAGGCTCGTTTAAACGCCCGCTATTCGATTTAAATGAAGCGGGGGGTAGGGTAGGTAGGGTTGGAATGGAGGGATTGTGGGGGTCTCGGAGGCTTCGGGAGCTTCGGAGCGGCAAGTCGGCAATCCCGTAACATTTCCCCCGCTCACCGGATATTGTGTCTCTGACAGTTAGCAGCACCAACAACAACCACTATAGATATATTGTTGAGCTTATTAGAATGTGTTGTTATTTATTAATATATTTTTTTTTAATTCTTAACAACATTTAGACTCGAAGAAATATTAATATATGTACTGTTGTTGTTGTTGGAGGGGTGAAGTGTTGTGTTATAATGAAAGTACAGCAAAGAGCTGGGGAAATAGGGGAAATGAAATGGCATACGAAAAGAAACCAAATGCGAAGTTGAGCGGGGAAGATGTGGGGAAGATATGGGTGGCGGCGAGGAGGGGGGAGCGGGCGAGGGATATAGCGTACTTCTTTAAGGTGAGCACGGAGACAGTGCGAAGGATACTGAGAGGGGATACATGGACACAAGTGACGCATAGTAATGCGATGGGGACAAGCGAGGCAATTAAAGAAGCGGGTATGCGACTCCTTAGGGAACAGGAAGAGGCGAAGAGGCAGAAGGCTGATGCAAGCAGACCGGAAAAAAATCCGATGGGAGAGGGGGATGTATGAAGGAAGTGTATATATTAGTGATAGAGGATGGGGAAGCAACCTCTATGCATGTGACCCAGTACAGGAAAAATGAATTGCCTATCAAGGAAGATATGGCGGAGCATGAATGGAAATGGCATATAGTGTATTTATACGATAGATTTTTTAAATAAAAGGAAAATATCATGACAAAGGAAACATACAATATAGAATTTATAGGTGACGACATAGTAGGGATGGATAAGGATGGGGTAACAATACTACCGGAAAATTGGGGTGATGTATTTAATATATTAATGGAGGGGGGGGGAAACAGGGGTAGAGGGGAATAAGAAATGCGCTATTAAAACAAATCACCAGAAATAAATTAAAATAATCCTTGACATTCCGTGCGCGCGGAACTATTATACGTGTATGGAATGACTAAACAGGAGAAGAAAATGAACTCAGATAAAATCAAATCAATATTATGGAATGTATACCAAAAAACATTAGAAATCATTGGGTATCTTATAGCCATCTGGCTTGTTTATGCGAATTCTGCAACCGCAGGGATAAATTGGTAAGGGGAACGAAATGACCATCGAAAGGATAAAAAAAGTAGTATTCAGCGCCGCGATGGCAGCTTGGATAATAGTCTTAATTAAGGTATGTTATTACGGTTTTGTAGGTTATTAGGTTTATATAAGTCTATTACGATTACTTCATTCGTTGGGTCTTTAGGAGAATCTATCATGTTAAATACAATCAAATGGATACGGGAAGCTTTCGAGAAAGAACAGGGTGATGAAGTGGAAAGTATCCTCACCAGACTACAATACCATAAACAAATGTATCGGGATGATAAGGATATTGTGAAGGCTATCGAAGTCATCGAACAGTGGTATCAAGCTCAAGCATAGGAGAATATCATCGATAATTTACTTAACCCAAACACCCAATATGAATCTCTGAGTGTGGAGCTTAAAGAATACAAAGAACGCTTGGAGATTATTGGACGGATGGCGGAGGATTTTATACGGGAAGCAGAAAAAACTACATTGATATTGGTTCTGGGGAAATCGGAAGGTCAATAGGAGAACGTTATGAAAACGAAGAATCCAACAATGGAAGAGATACAGGAAGCTTACGTAGCCGCGCTCGCAGAGGCGAAGATAAGGTTTGTAAGCGACACGTTGGGGTATGGGAAGACATTAACCCCCGAAGTGGAATACCAAGAAGCTCTATTAGGCTTAAGTGACGCGGCGACAAAACATTAGGAGAATGAAATGGGGAATAATTATATTGTTTTCGACGAATACCTAGATGAATGTTGGGGGTCGGTGGTTATTTGCGGATTTCAGTACGATGTGAGTGAAGCATTTAAACTAGTCGACCCGATAGCTTATGAGGAATCTTATATTATATTTAAAGATAATAATTACCCAAATCATAAGGAACAAGAAAAATGAATACCAATGACAACCAAATACAATCGTTATATATCCAAGGGCAAATTGATAGGTTGAAGAAAGAAGTCTCCCGAGGATGCGCGTTGCAAATTAGATCGGCAGACGGGAAAGTAACTAATTGGCTAAGTATTACGGAAGATCAATTAGCGGAAATAAGGGACGTGTTGATTAATTTTCCGGGGGAATGAAATGAGAGGCTTAATGTCGGTGCTAGAAGCCCAAGTCCATGAAGTGAACCGATTGTCAGGGATGCCAACGGAGAGATTCATGGCGGCCGAAAAGGGGCACAAAGAACAGGTGGGGCATTATTACCTGAAATACGGGGATAAGGGATTGACGCTAGTGCGGGTCACAAGCGGGGATGGGAAATCAAACTTAATCTACCAAGCCCCGTTTGGGAAAGAGGAAGTCCTACACGAGCTTCTTAATTTGCTAATCGCGAATCGAAAATCAACCGGGGGGATGACGTCATGAGCGACTTAACTCCGATTAGGTTAGAGGGGATAAAAGAATCCCTTATGAAGATTCTGAATCATAAGCAAACAGCGGGGGATTCGGAAGTCGAAATCCTCCAGTGGTTGAATAAGTTGTCGTCCTACTGGCAATGGCAACCGCAGATGGTGGAGTACATACATACTATACGTCTAGCGGTTTCGCATACAGGGGAAATCATCCGGCAGATCAAGGAGAATATGAAATGAGAAAGATTAACCAACGCGGGAAGAATGAGATAGCCGCATTTCTCCTGAGCTATCATAAGAATGGGATTTTCATCAGCAGGGATACGGATGTGGTGAATTCCTACGCAGCGGAAGTAGAACGCTCTGATCACCCAATTATCGAGCTTGCGAAAGAGCAAAGCCGGACACAGAATTTAGAATTCTTTCGACTTCCCCCGGAATGTTTTAGCGGAGGTAATTATGACCTATAGTAGAGACCGGGCCAGTTTTATTGAGTATTGTGGGAAAGAACATCCATGTTTCAAAATATGGGGGTCGTTGTTGACGATTTCGGGGGAAACGTTCGCGGATAATAGTATGGAATTTACCTACTCTTGTTGGTTGGATGCATGGACGGCCGGATTTGCCACCGCGGTGGACGGGATTAAGGATAACCGGATTGGGATAGCGGATAAAATTAATCCGGATTTGTTAAACCGAAAACTCCGAGATTGGGCGTAGGAAATGAAACTAGGAATCTTATTAGCCGCTTTGGTTCTCCCGTTATCCGCTTCGGCCGTTACCTTCGACGCGAATTTGGGGGTGGTACGATACACGGGGTTGGATGACGGCCTATGGTGGGTAGGGGTTTTCCCCCACGGAATGAAGTTAAATGCCCCCGCGGTGGATATCGGAATCACAGAGAATTTATGGAAATCCGAAAAAGACCGATGGGGAATTGATTTGAGAGAAGGGTTGGTGTATCTAGGCCAAACAAGCATCAATGCTAAAGTTCCCAGCCATCATACGAATACCACCAGCGGCCATTGGGTTGATCCGGATTTTGTCGGTGCTAAGCCTGATCCATGTTCCGGTACATGCAACGATCTATCCACGTTTGACGGAAGTGGGCATGAAATTGGTGCGACAATAACATTGCAGCCGTATTGGAAGTCGAGGGACGATATAAAGATATCATTAATTGGCGGAGTATTTTTGCACAGAACAACTTTCAATGAGCATGTGACCCATCTCGATTGGTCATCCACCTCCCCATTTTATGATACGGATGTTTCCACAAATACAGGAATCCGTTTCGGGAGTGTGTGGGGGGTAGCAGCGCAAAAAGGCCACATGGTTGTTAAGTATCAATATTTTTCGACGCCGGGGAACTTGGCGGGGAATTACCCACCACCATGGCACGGCATACACATGGTAACTATTGGATGGAGTTTTTAAGAGGGGGCGCAAAATGCGAATAAAACTAACAACTCGCCATGATACTTACATCCGCGCAGATATCGCAAAAGAACGGGAAGAAAAGTTACTTAAAATAATGCGTAAACACTTCACTTACAGACTGTGCCCTGATGTTACCAAAACATGGCCGGAAATAGCTTTTATCTGTGGACATGAAGCAAAAAAAGATGCATCTTATAAAGATTATCACTATGATGCCACTGAACTGGAGAGCTACCTATGACCATCATAATCCTATTAGACCTGGAACTAGCGAAACGCAAAGTTAGGTCAAAAGACCTTGCAGCAGCAATCGGGATAACACCCCAAAACCTATCCCTAATTAAAAACGGGAAAGTTAAAGGGGTTTCGTTTAATGTGTTGGCAAAGATGTGTGAGTTTTTAGAATGCCAACCGGGGGATTTGTTGACGTATTGCCACAAACAATGATAACAATTTGTGGCGGGGATATCTGTATGGGGAAAGCCCATTTATTTTGGTGGGATAGTGCCAGATATATCCATATCATCGCATACAAAATAGTAAAGGATGAATAATGGATACATTCATTTGCATTGGATTCATCTGGGGAATGGTAGCTCTCATAATCCTGAATGCTTTATTAAGAATTAACCACGACGAAGAAGCTCATTAACTAAAGGAGTTTACCATGCTAGCAACAGCCGTTTTTGCAGTCATATTAGTTCAAGCGGGGGCAAATCCCACATATTCCATCATCCAAGAAGTGAAAGGAATGGAAACCATTAGTGCGTTTGAGGTTTGTCGCAGAGCGATTCCGCAACTAAAGATCCCGGAAGAAGCGAAGAAAAATATGGCGTGTGTGGAAATAGTGCTCCATAACGAAAAAGGGGAGCGCTACGAACAACCCGTCCCCCCGAATAACGGCCGCAGAATGGGAAATACAACCGCATATACACGAAAGGAGTAGAAAATGACCGCAGAATTAGAAAATATCCTCACGGAGCGGGGGAACAATTATGGAAAATTCGTAGATCACGCAGAAGTATCCCAAAGTTTGAAGTTGGTTGTTTTCAACACAAAACCCCGGGAGAAGTTTTCCTCCTCAGACCAAGTGGAAGCGTTGGAAATGATACTGCACAAAATTGGACGGATTGTAAATGGGAATCATGATTACGTGGATTCATGGGTTGATATTGCTGGGTACGCGAAACTTGTATCCGATCGATTACAGGGGATAGAAAGATGACAACGATACTAGAAATAGAATCCCTATTGGTATTATCATTAGTTGCTGCGGTACTTATTGTGGCGCTAATCCCCCTCGTTTGCGTCATTTATGAAATTATTAAAGGAGAGTGATTGTGAAAAAACCACACGTAGTCATCCGCGCAATCGCAGAAGTAAAAGGGTGTTCGGAAGAAGTGGTAGAAAACTTCATCGCCCAGCAATTAGCCGAAGCGTCTTCCCGCGGCGATAAATGGACGAGAACGGGGCTGCTGAATGCTTTCAAACGAGAAGGTTCCCCGACTGCCCATATCATCACCCGATTGGAGTCGGAAAAGAAAGGGAAGAAACCATGAAGTATATACACCACGAACTACTGCAAAGGTGGGTAGAGAATACTGACTTATTTATAGAAGTCCAAGATCCCAAAGAACTTACATGGTCTATCACGGATCCTTATTGCGTACTTGACGATACTACGGGCACTTATAAATTCAGAGTATCGGATCTAATAACTGTATGGAGTGAATAAATAGTTTGACGCGCAGGGAATTTTCTGAGATACTAAGCGCATGAAACTAAAAAAGGAACTTAAATGAGCGATCCGGTATACACCTATGATACAAGTCATATAAGCGCCTTCATGAAATCGCATGCAGAGGAGCAAAGACGAGAAGAGTTACGTAAGAGGGTAGCACTTGCCCAGGCTATAAGCAGGAACGTAGAAGCGGTATTAGGGGAGACGCTACCGGAAAAAGATCGGGAGGTATGCGATAAAGTAAGAAAAAATATGAAAATAGTTTTAGTTACAAACAAGGGATACTGGAAGAATCTTTTCAATGCTTTACTAGGCAAATTCTAATGGCACGCCCGAAGTCCGCAATAAGACCCACGAGATTGAACACTAGCCTTCCGGCCGATCTTAGATATCAAGTAGACAAATATCTAATGAAGAAAAACGGAGGCACATTACCAGTAGGGGTTTATCAAACATTTATTATTTCCTTAATTAAAAACCACTTCGAAAGCCTAAAATGAAACGATTATTATATTTTTTCTTTCTTTGTACTCAATGTATGTTGGAAGTTATGCTTCTTAATGAAAGAAGTCTAGTTTCCATCCTCGGCGCTTTCAACCTATGTTTAATCCTATATTGCATGGTAATAGGGGACGCATAATGGCACAGTCACCAGAATTACTCATGAAGATAGCCGAGTGGCGGGCGAGAGCACTAGACGGGACCATAACCCCCGAAGATATGAAAGAAGCCATAATTTCCCTCCGGGAAGGCCGAGTTAGCGCTTGTTTCGCGTCCGCCGCCTCCCGAGCTAAGGGCGGCAAAAACCCCATCCCATCTGCGGAAGAATTACTTGAGAGGTTAATATGCAACTAGTTCCGGTCAGCGATGGGGTTGATGAAGTCTACTTCAATCCGGAAGAAATCATCACGATAAAATTCTATGCGGAGAAAACGGTAGTCACAACAACCGCCGGAAGAGTCATGCTGCAAATAGATAAAGAAGACTTTATTTCCCAATGGAATTTGAAAAGGATAATTTACTTATGATGCCGGCACCGAGGGAACTTATAGCGGAAGTTTATAGACTTCAAGATAGGGAAGTTAATTGGAAAGAATTGGTGTATATATACGAACAAGCACTTGATCTGTTTGATATTGATGCTTGCTCCGAACCCAAGGCGCTAGATACTTATTTGCGTACAATTGGCCGGTGTAAAGAAATATTGGGTATATAACATGATTAATCACGTAGACCATGAGATAGAGTCCGTTACGTATAGGTTTTATTTCGAGCGGGATGCGGGGCGAGGAATTGAAATAATTGGGATAAAGGAATTGGTAAACGGAATCCCGATTTCATTCAATATGAAGGTACCAAGATTCACCAATACCGATATTCAAGCCGCTACGAAAGAAGTAGCTACCAAGATACGAAATACTTTTTTAACTTAAATAAATTTAACTATGAGACCTAAATTTCCTTCTGTTATTGATAGTTCCCTAATGAGTTCTTTCCGATCCTGCCCGAGAAGATGCGAATTAGAGTATTTTCGACATTGGAAGCCGAATAATCAATCAGTTCATTTAATCGCCGGAGGCGCATATGCAACAGGATTGGAAACCGCTAGGCGAGCCTTCTATGGTGAGGGGAAATCATCTCCCGACGCCATCGCGGAAGGTCTGGCGGCACTCATTCACAGTTACGGAGACTTCGCTTGTCCTCCGGAGTCTGCAAAATCACTTGAACGTACCGCAGGGGCTTTTGAATTTTATTTCTCACGCTATCCCCTCGAATTTGAAGAAGCGATACCGGTACAATTGGACGGAGGGAGATTGGGAGTTGAATTCAGCTTTTCCGAACCATTGGATGTGTTGCATCCCGAAACCGGAGACCCTCTCTTATACGTCGGGCGACTGGACATGTTGTGTGACTTCGCGGGGGGCGTATATGGACTTGACGATAAAACAACAAGTCAACTCGGAGCCTCGTGGCCGAAGCAATGGGATTTGAGGAGTCAATTTACAGGGTATGCATGGGGGTGTGCGCGGGCGGGGATACCCCTCCAAGGGTTTTTGATTAGAGGAGTTTCTATCCTAAAAACCAAATACGACACCCTCCAAGCAATCACCTACCGCCCACAATGGATGATTGATAGATGGTACGAAAACCTCAACAGAAGTTTAATTCGAATGGTGGATATGTGGCGGGAAGGGTATTTCGATTATAATCTCGATCATTCTTGCCAAGATTTTGGGGGATGTATTTTTAGACAGATTTGTTTATCCAAAGACCCTGAGCCGTGGCTAGCGGGGAGCTTCGAACAACGAGTATGGAATCCCGTTAATCGTACAGAAATTCTTTTAAAGGATTTAACATCATGACGCCATGGGAGATAATGTTAGCCCAATTTCAAGCTTCCCCGAAAGCGGTTTATAAACGTTCCCGCTCGAAGGGGTACGCAGTGAGGACAGTTGCGGTAGGAATCACCACCTACGGAGACGGGGAATACAAAGCCATAGGTTGCATCTATAATGAGCCTAGGGTTATTTATCGCGGAACCTCCCTCGACGAAGCGATTAAAGCAAAAAGAGAATTTGACTTCTGGAAAAAAGAGGTTATGAGAGAAAACAAATTGGAGAGAGTAGATGATGAAAATAAACTTAGTCGATCTATCTCTTGTTGACGCGAAAGAGATGATAAAGGAAAGTGCGGATAAGATAAGTACAATAATGAGGTACCTCCAAGCAGAGACATTAGATGTTAAGTTGACCGGCGGAAGAACTCTCTATATTGCTGTTATTAAAAGCGACCAGAATTACTCAGAATAAAAGGAAACGAAATGACCGAAGCACACGTACCGATGTCTAGTCCGAAGGTAATGATTGAAGGGGCCCCCGGAACAGGGAAAACATATTCGATCGGAACTCTTGTCGACTGGGCGGAAAAGAATAAGAAAGAAGTATTCGTTTTGTTTGCCGAAAACGGATTGCCCTCGTTATTAAACTACTGGCTTGATAAAGGGAAGCCGGTTCCGGAATGCCTTCACTACCATGCTTGTTTAACAAAGCCGCTTTCCCTAGAGCAGCTAATCAAGGCGGCGGATAATACAGGGAAATTAACCTACGAAACCCTCATTAAAATGACTGACCCGGATCGGGCGAAGAATAATTCTTTCTTCAAGATTTTGGAAACTTGCGCGAATTTCAAAGATGACCGGACGGGAAAAGAATACGGAAGCTTCACCACATGGGGGACGGACAAGATTCTTGTAATCGATTCACTCACGACCCTTTGTAATGCGGCAATGAAAATGGTAACTGGAAATAAACTCCCCGGAATGAATGAATATGGGCAAGCGCAGGGGCATATTATGAATTTCCTCGGTCTAATAACAGACGGGTGTGAAGTCCCTGTTGTTATGATTGCTCACGTCTCCCGTGAGACCGACGAAGTAAGCGGCAGCGTTAAACTCATGACCCAAGCAATAGGGAAGGCGATTTGCGGTCAAATACCCAGATTCTTCCCTGATGTAATATACACAGTAAAAGAAGGTGCACATTTCTTCTGGGATACCGCGGCCTACGGCATCGACACTAAAGCCACGAATCTTCCGATTGCCTCAAAGCAAAAACCCGACTTCGCTGTAATCATGGATAAATGGTTGCAACGAGGCGGGATATAAAAAGGGATACCATGGGCGGGAATAGAAGAATCATTGAAGACTCATATGAAGCCTACCGTGAGTTTGCTACGGAGACTCAGTTAAAATACATTGACGCTATGAAAAGATATGGCACTAGTGTAAAAGCGGGGAAGGCGTTAGGGGTTAATAGGTCTGCTATTTCCTCCTCACTGCAAAGGTTAAAAAAGGAAGCCGCCCGGATGGGGGTTTCCCCCGAACATGGCATGACCCACGCAGTCCCGGACGGGTTTGCAGTGAATGGGGTTTCGACCTTCTATGACCGAGAGGGGGAAATCTCCCGCCAATGGGTAAAAATCGACGTAGATAAGGAACGGCAGAAAGAAATAATGAAAGAAGTGTTTGCGGAGATGTCGAAGGAACTTCCCCGTCAAGAAGCAGTTGCAGCCCCGAATGAATTTAATGAGGCTTTATGCAACCTCGTTGTCTTCACCGACTACCACATGGGTCAGTTATCTTGGCATCGGGAAGGCGGTGCCGATTGGGATTTAAAAATTGCCGAAAAAATGATGATTGATAGTTTTAGGAGTCTCATCCAGCGGGCACCGAAGGCAGAAAAAGGGATTCTATGTATCCAAGGGGATTTTTTGCATACTGATGGATTGCTCCCGCTGACCCCCGGACATAAGAATGTCCTTGATGCGGATGGGAGGTTTTCTAAAATCGTCGCTGTCGCAATACGTATCATACGACTAGTTATCCAAGAATTCCTCCTAACGCACAAAATACTACATCTTATAATCATGGAAGGTAATCATGATGAAGCGAGCGCGGTTTGGTTAAGGCAAATGTTCACGGCCCTATACGAGAACGAAAAAAGATTATCGGTAAATGATTCGGAGTTACCTTACTATGTGCATCGTCATGGAGAAGTAATGTTAGCATTTCACCACGGACATAAAATAGGGAACGAGCAATTACCAATGCTCTTTGCCGCACAATATTCAGAAATGTGGGGGTTGACGAAGAAAAGATACGCCCATTGCGGACATCGGCATCATATTGATGAAAAGGAATACGCAGGGATGTTGGTGACGCAACACCCGACATTAGCGGCAAGGGACGCCTACGCAGCCCGGGGCGGGTGGATATCTGAACGCGCAGCAAGCCTAATAACCTATCACGCTAATTTTGGTCAAGTATCAAAAACTATCGTCTGCCCCGAGATGCTTCTTTAACTTAAAAGGATTCTTTATGAAAGACATACCTGACTTAAGTACTTTTATAGTATTATTCACCGCAACCGTAATCCCAGCAATCGTCGGGGCGGAGTTTGACTTAACATTCGGAATAATAACGTCCTTAGTCATTACCTTACTTTTCATGTATATAGGGCGCGAGAAAGATACCGAATAAAGAATTAGGGGAAACCCAATTGACAGCATGGAAAGACAGCAAATTAACTAAACTCAACTAAGGAAATATAACCATGAGCACCTTTGACCCGCAATCATTTTTAAACGCGACTATAACCGAACCTACAACTAAACGATCAGCGCTCCCAGCGCAAGAGTACATTGGTGTTGTGTCTGATATCAATGCAAAGTCAGGTTCTAAAGAAGGAAAGGATTGGTATGCATTGGAGGTAACGCTTGCGCTGGAAATTCCCGGCGACATTCGTGCAGCATTAGGACTAGCTACAGGTACGTTGAAAGTGAAAGATAATGTATTTCTTGACGTAACAGCTTCCGGCGGGATTGATGCAGCTCCCGGTAAGAATGGAAAGCTGGGTATGTACAGAAAAGCATTAGGTTTAAATAATGTTGGTGATTCTTTTTCACCTGCCCAAATGGTAGGGCAAACATTATTGGTTAAAATTAAGCATGATATTTATCAAGACCAGATTCAAGAAAAGGTCGCAGCCGTAGCAAAGTTGGCGTAATATTATACCTAGAGGGGTAGTGTTAAGGAAACCGGCGGGAGGAAACTCTGCGCAGATGTTGGTGCTAAAAATCCAACCCTCTCTTTCTTTTAATTAATTAGGGGTCAATCATGGAAATCTGGTCACATTACGCAAAAAAACACACCGAAGCGAAAATAGCGCAGTTTCTTTCCGAACTCGAGGATGCGGTGAAAACGGAATTGGAAGAATTGCTTGGGGATCTAGCTATTGAAGCCTACGACATCGGATTCGACGACGGAACCCGCGCGGAAGAGTATGCCAAAGAAGCCGCATGGGAGCGTACGCATGAAGCCTAGATTAAATTTCCACAAGATGCTGTGGGGGGTATCGAATACCGATGAGATACTTTCGGAAATAAATCTCCATTCGGATTTGTGGGATAAGAATACCTTGAGGACTAATTATGTGGGGTCGGCGCATGAGGGGTCTTCGGACATGTGGCTGAGGTTTAATGACATAGCCTCCCCATCAGCGGCGTATCTGAGGGAGGAATGTTTCAGCGGGAAGGAGATGATTGACTACCCCGCGAGGGAACTCATCCGTTCCATCCAGCCGATTGTAGGGAAATTAATGTTTTTAGTAGAAGGCGAACGATTGGGGAGGATTATTATCACACGACTCCGTCCGGGGCAAGAGATTACCCCCCACGCGGATGAAGGATCTACCGCTCTATACTACGATCGCTTTCATGTGGTTTTAAAAGGCTCAGGGGTTTTTACCGCAGGGGAGGAATTCGTTAAGATGAAAACGGGAGACGTCTGGTGGTTTAATAATCAAGCAATCCATTCGGTGAAGGATATAGATTCCGAAAGAATCCATCTAATCATTGACATTAAACTCTCGATCCATAGCCCATTCTTCGGATTCAAGCGGCATTCGTACCGGATTAATTATGATTGAGAACACCCGATTAGCTACCAATGACCAGATAGATTCGATGTCATTTAACGAACTCACTAATGAGGTAAGTTCTATTGATGGGGATGATAGACCACTAAAACTCTACGCCCTCTGGTGCGTCGAAAAAGCAATTAGAATATCAAAAGCGAAGTGTAATATAGTTTATTTAAACGCCGCGAGGAATTACGTTAGGGGAAAGTTATCCCCAAAAGACTTCGACTCTATTGTTAAACAAGTTAAGAATAGATGGAATTGCTTACGTGACGGGGATAGAAACACAGTAGAGATGGAAGTGTGTTCGGCGATACTAGCCGCGTGTACTTTTTGCCTCAGCTCCATTCGTAATGAAGTTCTTTGGGCTACTTATAGTAGCGCCTTAGGTAGTGTGGCGGGGCATTCCGCCCTAGCTATTGCAAGGACTGCGGGGGAGGAAAATTTCTATTCCGTATTAAGGGATGCCCGTCGTGACCAAGAAATAGAACTAAGGAGAATTATAAATGGCTGACCCAACCACAATGACTGAAGCGGAATTCGAAGAACTCATGCAAGCGATTGATGCTTTTCACCAAGCGACCTATGAGAGTAATAAAATACATGGGGAAGGATTCATGGTGCATAGTAAGATGATTAATTTCATTTTATATTTCCTCGGAGGCATGACGCTGTTTAATGTAATCCTATTCATTACATTAGTTTCTCGGGGGGTTATATGATCCGTTACGAATTCCCTTACACCGTCTATCACACTACTGACCCGGAAGTGAAAGGGACTATTCGGTGGACGGATACAAAAACGGCTGTAGAATGGCAGAGACTATACGCGTCTCACGTAGAGAGGGGATTTAAATATCGAAATGATACCCAAGCACTTAAAGACTTCATGGCTACTCATGACGTGGAAGACAAATACTGGCCTAATAGTGGGGATGAATAATGCCGAGATTCGGAACCGGGAATCCACATGCTTCCATCATGCTTGTCGGGGAATGTTTCACTAGCGAAGAGGAAACTGCAGGTGAAGCTTTTCTTGGGCGAGCGGGGGAAGATCTAAACAAAATGCTTTTCGAAGCGGGGTTAAATAGAAATGACTGCTACCTTACTAACATCGTTAATTCTCGCCCTCCTCGTGATGATGTCTCCTCCTATGTCTCTTATAAGAAAAATACTATTACGCCAGCTCATCGTCCTTTCCGTAATCTGTATTGTACTAGCCCTATTCACCAAGGCTATTTACGTCTTCGTAAAGAAATCGAACTCGTCAAACCGAAAATAATTATCGCGTTCGGAAACTTGGCGATGTGGGCGCTGACGGGGGCAAGTGGAATTGTGAAGTGGCGGGGGAGCCGGTTGCAGGAAATTACCCTTGATGGCGTGCGCACAGGAATAGTGGTAATCCCAACCCTACCGCCCTATATGGTTACCTTCATCCATGAGAATCGTGCTATGGTGGTTTCTGACCTCCGGAGGGTAAAAGAACTTTCTATGAAAAATCCCCCCTACGCTATTCCGGGGGATGATTGGGATTTCACTATCCGCCCGTCGTTCGTCAAAGCATTGGGGATTTTAAGGGCGCTAACTAAACGCCTTGACGACGGCATTCCCCTTTGGATTGACTTTGACTTAGAAACCCGTGCGGGGCACATTGCTTGCGCCGGAATCTCCTGGACAAAAAGAGACGCGCTTTGCATCCCCCTAATGTGCGTGGAAAACTACAACGGCTACTGGCCGCTCGAAGAAGAAGCCAGTATAACCTTTGCCTTATACAAACTACTCACGCATAAGAATGTACGCGTCCGCGGGCAAAACCTCCTCTACGATTGCCAATACACCTACCGTCATTGGCATTTTATACCCCGAGTAGCCCAAGATACAATGATCTCCCACCACACTTGTTTTGCGGGACTCCCGAAATCCCTCGCATTTCAAGCCTCCCTTTACTGCAAAGACTACCTATACTGGAAAGATGATGGTAAAACATGGACAAAGAATGTCTCGGAGGATCAACTTTGGGCATACAACGCTGTTGACTGCGTCAGGACTCGAGAATGTGGGGAGGTCGAGCTTGAGAACATTAAGTCGCTGGGACTCGCGGATGTGGAAGCGTTTCAGCAAAGACTTTTCTGGCCGGTTTTATCAGCGATGCAACGTGGCGTTCGAATTAATCTTAGCGCACGACGAAAGCTTTCGAAAGAACTTGAACTTGAGATGCAAAACTGCGAAAATTTCCTCACGAGTACATTGGGGCATACTCTTAATCCGCGCTCATCCCTTCAGATGTGTTCCTTATTCTACGAAGACCTCAAGAACCAAAAGATATTTACCCGCGCCAAGAAAGGATCGCCCTCTCATCTTACCTGTGACGACGATGCCCTTCAGCTTATCGGAAAGCGAAATCCCGTCATGCTGCCCCTCATTAAAGCTATTAACGAATACCGAACCCTTGGTGTCTTCCTTTCGACCTTCGTCGCCGCCAAACTTGATATTGATTCAAGGATGCGGTGCTCATACAACATCTGCGGGACAGAAACCTATCGGTTCAATTCTTCCAAGAATGCCTTCGATTGCGGAACCAACCTTCAGAATGTCCCGAAGGGGGACGATCATGATGATCCTAATCGTCTCAGTTTGCCTAATATTCGGAAACTTTTTATACCAGATGAAGGATTTACTTTTTTTGATATGGACTTAGACCGGGCGGATTTGCAAGTGGTGGTCTGGGAAGCGGGGGAAGCGGAACTAAAAGAAGCGCTTCGAAAGGGGGTTGACATGCATCTATTAAATGCATTTGCCCTGCTAGGGAAAGAAGTTGCTTTAGACGACCTCATTGAAGGAACGGAATCTTGTATCCGATTTAAATCCGATTATAAAAAAGAACGACAATTAGCGAAAGCGTTTATTCATGGAACGAATTATGGCGGCGGGGCACGAACCATGGCTATTGCTGCGGGGGTCACTGTCCATCAGGCAGAAAAATTCCAAAAGTTATATTTCGGGAAATACCCCGGTATAAAACAATGGCATGAAAGGGTAGAGCAACAATTAGCCTCCAAACATTATGTAGAAAACATACTAGGCTACCGGAGGTTTTATTTTGAAAAAACCGATGGCCTGCTCCCGGAAGCCCTCGCATGGATACCCCAATCCACCGTCGCTTGCGTAATCAACCGCGCATGGGTTAATATTTACGAAAACATCCCTGAAGTTCAGGTATTATTACAGGTTCATGATTCATTAGCGGGTCAATTCCCGTCCGAAATGTCCGAAATATGTATACAAAAAATGACTGAACAATCACAAATACTATTACCATACTCCGACCCATTAATCATTCCTATTGGCATAAAAACATCACCTATCTCTTGGGGGCATTGTTAATGAAATTCTCATCACCTGAATATGAAGAAGTACTAACCTACTGGTTCTGGGACGCGAAAGAAGAAGTTTTTCGGGACACCCGAACAAATAAGATCGTTTGTTACGCAAACAAAGAAAAACAGAAGGAATATCTAACAAAGTTTCCCGATGACAACAAGACAGCTTGAAAGTTGGCTAGATGCCTATGTAGCCTACGCATCTGTAACCGAAGCGCCCTCGAAGGTTCACTTCTGGGCGGGTGTGAGTGCGGTTGCTGGAGCCTTGCGGAGGAAAGTATGGATTGACATGGTACGGTTTAAATGGTATCCGTCTTTCTATATTATCTTTGTGGCCGATCCAGGGGTTATTGCAAAGTCCACTACGGCGGATACTGCAATGCGTTTTCTGCGCGAAATCCCTGCGATCAACTTCGGGCCCGATATCGTCACGTGGCCTAAACTTGTACAATCCCTTGCGGCTTGCACTGAGAGTTTCGCATTAGGGGGTGAATTCCTCCCCATGTCTGCGATGACATTAGTTGCAGGGGAACTAGGGAATCTCATTAATCCCGAAGATCGGCAGATGTTGAATCTCTACATCACCCTATGGGATGGGGTATCGACGCTTTCAAAAGAAACCAAAGGAAGCGGGAATGATAGCGTAGACGCCCCTTGGGTGAATATGATTGGATGTACTACCCCTTCTTGGATTTCCGATTCCATGCCGGCGGCGGCTGTCGGAGGCGGATTCACCTCCCGTTGTTTGTTTGTGTATGCAAATGAAAAAGAACGTCATATTGCCTATGTAGACGAACATCTAAGCGACTTCGATTCCGAGTTGCGCGATAAACTACAAAATGACCTTGCTCATATTGCCGAGAATGTCGTAGGCCCGTTCACTCTCACAAAAGAAGCTCGAGCATGGGGGAATAAATGGTATTCCACCTACTGGGACCATGACGTACCAATGATTAATGACCCCTTTATGAGAAACTTTGCGGCTCGACGCCAAACCCACATGCATAAGACAGCGATGGTGATATCAGCGGCACGTTCGGATGAGAGGGTTATCACTCTTGCCGATCTTCAATTAGCCCACCAAATGATCTGCGACATCGAACCTGATATGTTGAAGGTGTTTTCTAAAATTGGGCGCACGGATGAATCCCTCTACGCAGAACGCCTTTTGGATTTCATCAAGCAGAAAAAAGAACTCCCGTATGAAGAAGCTTATCGGTATATTCATTTTGCCTTCCCTGACTTCCTAGAATTCAACGGAATCGTCGCGGGGCTGACCAATTCCGGACAAATCGAAACCCGCGAGAAATACAATGAAATGTGGATTTTCTACCTAGGAAAAGATTAATGAAATTATGTAATATTTGCAGGGAAATAAAAGAGACAACTCATTTCTCCCCCAATAGACGGGGGTATGCTTACGCGTGCAAAACATGCCTGAACCTTAAAGCAAGGGAATTGGCGCGGGAGAAAAACCCTGCCAAGGGGGAGAGGAATCCTAATCCTGTTATAGAGGGTGCTAAGAAATGCCCTAGATGCACGGAGAGAAAAGACATTTCATTCTTCACGGCTTCACTCGATTACTGCAAAAGGTGTCAAGCGGCGAGGGTTAAGGAACTCTATTGGAAGAAGCGGAATAGTACTACAACCCCCTCTCACTTACCCTTCTACATCGACGCTCTCGCTAGGAAATAAAAAAAGGAGTCTTTCGACTCCTAAAACAATCCGTAGCAAGGTTATTATGTAGATAGGATCACCTCACTTTCATAGGTACTACTACTTCGACGCTACTCCGTTAATCTTTTCAATAGTACGTAGACCCCCTAACCCTAGCATCCCCATAAGAATTGGAAGCATCTGGGATAAATCCGCTTGATCCACTGCGAGTTTATATCCTACCATAACTATCAATGTTTTTACTATAGGTAGGCCTATCCAATTCCAAGCACAGGCCGCCCCGCATACCCACCCAATAAAAGGCCGCCAGCCCGCAACAAACACACTTGAACTTGCCCCTTCAGCTTTATTCGTATCGGTCTGGGAAGTCATTGCAGCTAATTCCCCTGATTGCTGAAGTTCCAGCAACTTCAACTTCGCCGCCGCCGCTTGCGTAGGGTCCGGAAAAAGCCTCTCTATGATTGAGGTACCTAATCCAAGTATAAGTGTTAGTGGGTCCATTATGATTCTCCATCCGGTTGATTAAACAATGCTTTCTCATCTTTACGTCTATTTAGTAACCCCGCAACTACCACTCCTTTACATAACGTCCACCGTTCAAATTGGTTCGCCGCCCCTGCATAATCTCCGCTATTCAATAACATCAACATAGTAGAGTTCATGAAAGCCCGAGCACCAATATTGAACACAAAGTCAACTAAAGCATTAAATTCATTCTGTGTCAAGGGTACTTTTACTAGGTTATTAACCGCATTGACTGCTGATTGTGTATCCTCCATCAACCATTGATCGGCTAGTTTATCATCACAAACAGTACTGGGGCTGACTCCCGCCGTATGCCCATTTCCACAAGTCCACACGCCCCCTGAATCTCTATATGCCTTATACCTCCGGCCCTCATGCTGCGCCGTGAACCTCAATCCCTCTCCATCGTAGTTCATGGGGGGTTTCATGGGTTACCCGTCTATTAGGGTAAATGATCCATATGAAGTTGCCGCTACAGTTGTTTGCGTAGTCCCCGAAGCTTGGTACACAACCACTTGGAAATAGTCTGTCGCGGCCGCTGATAGGGCTAAGGTGTTGATAAATACCCCTTGTATTCCGGTCCCCGAGGCGGCTATTTGCGTTCGTTGAAGCGAAACCCCATTCTGATAAATAGCAATATAAAGCACTGTTTGGTCCACGCAAGCATTCCATTCAGTGTAGGCGGATATTTGCAGCCACCCTTTTCTACCCGGAATGAATCGATTATTTGAATTACTCCACGCGCCCCCGCTACTTAATACAGGGGTATCGAGGGTTAATACGGTTGCTACCCCAGAAGAAACAGTCTGGCTATTCGTCTTAGCTATCAGAGCACGCGGCTTCGAGTTCCCATACACACCTTCATTGTCAATGGTAGTGGAGCTATCGGTTACTGCCGTAGTCGCCGCATTCTGAGGTACACGGAAAATATTCTTAGCCGCAGAAGCGTTTAGTACAATCCCCGTAGCTCCCGCTCCCCCACTACTATCAATACTCGCCATGATGTTATTATTCTGGCCCCACACATTGACCGCAGAAGTCGAGGATGTTCCAGTGGAAATACCCGCTTTGAGCGTATTCCAAGTAACATTTGTGTTACCGGAAGTTCCTATCATAAGGGCAATACCGGAAATATTCTTTATACTCAGGCAATTTAATTCACAGTTATAAAACGCATTCGTAGACGCTACAATTGATACCCCATTCGTTGCCGACAATGCTCCATTCAATACTGCGAATATAAATGAGCTGCCTGAAATCACCCCCGACGTAGTTGCATAAGAAACCAATGCAGACGAAGTAGAGCTGTATATGGATTGTATAAACGATCTACTGGATGCTATCGCGGTAGTAGATGTCAAGGGAGTTGCAGAAGTGGGGGCAAACTTCACCACTGGCCCCGTGCCCGAAGACGTAATATTAGTCCCGTTAAAATTCAAATCAACCGATACCATGGAATTGAAAGTAATCGCGGCAGTACTCCCAATCGCGGAGGTGAAATTAATATTAACCCCCCGAATTGTAATGGTCTTATTCTCCATTGCAGGGAAGGTAATTGCAGTTGAGCAGGTTATCACAGGCCCCGGCCCGCCGGTAGGCAACTGCCATCCATGTACTTCTAAATCATAACCTACTGTACCGCTTGCGGTACATGCAGCATTAATCGCTTCTTGAAGGCCGCCTGTAGTAGAGGAGGATATACTTACCGTCTGTCCTTGAGGCCCGAAAACTTGCCATACCCCCGCCGCGGTAGGAACCATCACAACTCGGCCTACATTAGGAATCTGACCTAAATTTTGCACCGCCGCCGCAGTGGTTGCGGGAACTATCGTCCCGTTCCCCAATATATTATAAGCAACTGAATTAACATCATTCAGCCATGTAGATACTATATGGGTAGTATTCGGGATAAAAGTTGTGTTAGTCATGGTAATCCTTATTGAGGGGCTACGTCCCCGAAGAAAGTATCAGGGTCGAAGAAAGGGGAAACGAAATCAGATATCGCGCAATCCGCTACTGCCCAATCGGATATGGCAGTTATGTCGTTAGGTCCACAGAAAGACGCATATACATACGCTGGTTCCGGCTGATCCCATGGGACATTCATATCATCTGCTACAGGCTTCACGAAATCCTGTGGGTGGCGGGGCTCCCAGTGCTCAGGGCAAACATAATACCCCTGCCAGTGCTTTACCAGCATACTTGCCTTCATCTTCCGGCCGCACTCATAGCAAACCGCATTATGGTCACCGAGGGCTAGGTAGTCAGCACGTCCTTTAGGGGGGAGGCTCATTCATACTCCATATCAGTAGCGAAGCCGTTTTTTTGGAGTTCCGGGAGTTGCTCTTCTAATCTGCACCCTATATCCGTACGAAACATCACATTTGTAGGCGGCTTAATCTTCCATGCTATATTGTAAGCTTTTTCCCGTGCTTCGCATACCGTATTACCAGTACCTAGTGCTACTCCAAAGCAACTTCCCGCAGTAACCGCCATGGGTATTTCTTTTATAGTATTCCCGACCGTAACGGGAGCAGTGCCCATTCTGGCTTCTAGGAAGGAGAAATTCTTTTCCCTCGACGGAGTTAGTCCATATAAAGGTATTCCGTCATCTTCAGGAGCATCGGGTTGTGCGGTGGGGTAGCACCCGTGCGCCATAACAACCCCCAAAGCTATTTTATTGGATACCTGAAGAGTATCTCTTCCTTGCAGGAGATCCAATTTCCATTCCATTGAATCCCCTTGATGGAGGATTTGCTGAATATTCCGAAGCGGATACCCATATCGCATTGTGAATTCTAACGGCCATGCTTTTCCATTCGGCTCCACCATGCAATTTTGGTCTACGTAACCTACGTACCCTATTTCATGTAGATATCCAGTAATCGGCGCAAGAGTTTGCTCGAACAACTTCGAATACTCTACATACCTTAAAGTTGTTCCTTGCTCTCCGGTATTGCATCCAAGATTCTCATTCATGAACTTCTTCTCTTCGAAGTTTTCGCAGATATTCTTCGACCATCCGCCACGGCCGAACCATCCCCCTACCGCAATCTCAATCCCTTTAATACGTTTCTGGATCATAATCTGACCGCGAAGCTTCCCGCCTTCTTTCCATTTACCGAGTTTCCAAATCATGTCTTCAGGAGACCCCGAAACATAACTCAATCCCTTATCGTCCGCAC